ACACAAAGACCCCCCGTGATTTCTCAAACATCAAACATGACTAGCTACCTTTTCGACACGCCTGTTATAGTTAGACCCAACGGGTACTTTGACAGAGAAGTCTATGTCACATATATGGCTCACAACAAATACTGTGAGCACACGGTGTCTGTCCATAACTGCATGGAGATACCTGTTAGGAACTTTGGAGTCTCAATGCTGCATAAAGAGTCGTTTTCAGACTTTTACATTCTGGGGCTCTTTCCCTTCAGATGGGGAGACAAGATGGGGAACTCAAGAGTAACAAGAGAGAGTTTCCCTTTTATGAAAGAACTCCTGGCTGACATATGTAAAATGCATGACTCTGAATTCTTTCGATCTTTCTTACCCAACATCAAGAAAGCGTTGTCGTGGCCTCTCGGGTATCCTTCTCTTGATTTTATCAGAATGACAGACCCTGACAATAGTATGCCTCACTTCAGAGAGATTTCTAACAATGCAACTCTCATTATGCAAATGGGACAGCCTGCTATTGATCTTGATCAAGGTTTTGTTAATGCCCATAAGAGGATTGTTATGGAATCTATAACTAGAGGGTTTGGTCATAAGGATTTCCCTGGGAAGAACCTTATATTTGAAGTTGCATCACTGCAGTGTGTGAGAATGTTAAATGCTGTTCCTGCTGACTTGTTGTATTGCCAGATCACCAATTCTCTCACTTCGACTCTAATGAAGCATCGTGCTGAGATGGAGAGTCATCCTCAGGGCCCTCTAGGCAACCAGAAGTGGATACCTGATCCTGATTCTTGGTTGCTGGATGACCAGTCATCCACTCTCCATGAAGAGTTCAACCTCATAATCTCTGATTCAGAAGATGAGGATGAGTAGAGGCGCTGCCAAAATCCCACCCACCCTCATTCCCTGTAAAAAACCCTATACTATGTACATAGACCCCAAAGACCCACCTGTATATATAGATCCCATCCCCAAAACCCACCCACCAAAGCCCACCCAGAAGCCCACCCCTTGACCCCACTTACCCAAACCCAACCACAACCTGGCAGCTTATTGAGAAGCTCTGAACTTCTGAGCTGCCACCTTGACTGCCTCTGAAGGAATGCCATTGACATCCACAACTCCAAGAGACTGGAGCATCTTCCTCCTCTTCTCTGGACCAATGAAGCCCCCATTGACTGCTGCTAGCATGGGTTGCTTAAAGGAGGCTACGACCTCACTTTTTGCTTTCCCCCTGAGCCCTGGGTTAATCACTTTTGAGAATTGGACTAAGAACAAGCTGTGTGCTGCAAGGATGGCATCCTGAGTCTCTGGTGGCAAAGTTGTGTCAACGAGCCCGGCAAAACTAGGGTGCATCATACAGCGAGGGAAGCTAGGAGATAAAGCATCCATTGCCTCACCTGTTACAGGAAGAAAGTTTTCAACATGCGGAAGAGCCTGGCAGGTCCATCCTGCTAGAGCAGCAGCGACTCTTGACAAGGTCAAGTCGTCTCTGCCAGGGTTTCCAGACTTGAGCTGGTACCTCTTCTTGAGAGATAGCACAGTCTTCTTCCCTTCTTCAGACATCTTCATAATCATCTTTTCAATCTTGTTCCCTCTGGTGAGAGCGAGTACAATCATCTTCCTAGCATCCTCTTGCCATGAGGTTCCTCCTCTCTGCTGGAGTAGCTCAATAACTCTCTTTGCGTCAAAGCCCTGATAGGCGAACTCATTCACCCATGCAACCACATCCGCAATATTAACGCCGGCTTCGCTGAACTCTATTGCTAGTCTTTCAAAGTCAGCCATTTCTTGAATTCCTTCAATTAATAGTTAAGTAGTATTTCGGGGTTCTTTGTGT